CTTTCTAGATTGAACGGATTCAATCACCACCTCACCTATGTTGTGAGGGTTATGAGTTTGATAGACATATTAATGAATATAAAACTTATAACAAAGATGACGAGAGATGGAGCCCCTTATTGGTGCACCATCGCTATCACCTGAGAGTGTTGCATACATGAGCTGCGTAGTCCAATCATACATACTGTAATGGCGTTTTCGCATTACAGGTTTATATGTTCGGATAAACGATAGTCCATGTTTGCGCGTAACCGTGTAACTTGAACTGATCAAGAATACATCACCGTATCCTTCAGGGCCATAGGCTCTAATGTTGACCGGAATGTATTTCATGATAGCAGCATACACGCGACTAAATCTTGTAAATCTTGGTTCTTGTCCGTATAAAAGGATAGACATCCTATATATACTGTTGGCCAAGACATAGTAGTGAGTACAGTTAGTGTCATCAGTTTTTCCCTTCATGTAGATGGGTCGAACTGGAACACCTAAATAATAATCACGACCACAAGATTCACGAAACGGGCCGTCTAGGAATGACTTATCATTGTTAATTGAAAAACCGAAATATTCGAGTCTTTCAATTGCAAGGTTAGCATCACTGCTCCTTACGATGATATCATCACCAAAGACAGAAATATCTCCTTCTAACTTATCGTCTTTGAGACGAAGAAACCTATTATTCGGAAGGGTCATTAAGATCCCTAAAAATAAGATAGTTTCAAGTTCGAAGGTAGAGCCGTTTCCCATACTTGAAAACTTTTCGAGATTAACCCATTTATCCTGAATCAGGACTTTATGGGATCGAGCAGAATTTAAGTAGGAAAACCATTGTTCAGGGAATAACTCTTTTACAACTCTATAAGAGATCGTATCAGAAGCATTCTTAAGATCAATGGTTGCATAGTCGCCAGTAACAGAACCGCGATGCGCGGCATACCCATGAAGAGTATGCTGAGTATCTAAGTTATAAGCTTTAAGTAGCTTACGACGGAGTTCTGAACCGAGAAACTTTTGGCAGATCATATTTAAACCAGGCTCCACATTAATAGGTCTCAAAGTCTTAAAACTCTTTGGGACTGTATTAAAAGAAGATCCCGCAACGAAAGTTGCTGGTACTTCTATATATGTATTTCTACATATATAAGAAGCTAGTTTTGATGCGCCAATTGTACACTCTTGCTGCCTAGAAAGTTTGTCAAGTTGATTAACAAACTCGCCGCGGTTGGTACTAGTAGCACCGGGTCCCATATATGAGTTATTTAAGGGAAGATCCAAATTTGGACCCTTACCTATGAGATATTGTATGTTATCACGAACGTTTTGAACGAAAGGCGGTTCATAGCCTATCTTAGAAAGACGTTCATTGACTTCTTTACAATTTTTCTCTAACTCATAGAAATTATCATACGCATCAGAAAGAAGATCCGTAATAGGGTCTAATGACTGATTCTTAGTTATAATAGCATACGCTTGAGCATCTAAGAGATACTCATGCGGGCCAATATAATTAGAAGGATTTGGCTTCTCAGAAATCTGAGATCCAGAATCAATTTGCATTCTTAAAGAAAGAGCAAATGGCGTATTGATAGCTTCAAGGCAGCTTAATGAAATTTCTTTGTAGAAATTTCTAAAGGAGGTTTGTACCTTCTTCATGATATCGATTACCTATTGAGTTAGTAATAAGCTTGGGCACTTGCTAAGTTTGCTTTTTGTGAATTCAAAAAGCCGATAACAGTATCCAAGATCTTAGTACGCTCTACGGTAGTCGAATCGCGAGGAAAGGTAATTTTCAAATCACCACTTAAGACGCGAATAACCGCAGGATTTCCATCAATCGTGCCAACAACTTTGTTAGCCGATTTAATAGAAAGATTACGGTTAGCGGAACCCGAGCTAATTTTGTGCGATATTGTATCGGCAAAATTTAGAGTACCATCGGCAGGACCTGCCTCCCACATAGTAGGAAGGTCGCCGTTTTGTACACCTGTTAAAGTGTACGCTACAGTGGCTGCGCCAACTGTAAGGGATAGGTTTGCGGCTTGTGCCATGACAAACACCTTTATTTCTTGAAGTTTAAGAGACCCAACACTTTTCCAAGTGAATAGGCAGTGGCTAAGTGCCATGCCGAATTTATGCCACCAAGTAATTGCAACCTAATCCTCGGAAGAGGACCAGGTACGCGATCATAGGTGACAATTTTCGAAATGACACCGGAACCTAGAGAAGATACTGAGCCAAAAGCTGGTGCACTAAGAATAGTGTGACCAGAACTATGACTAGTAAACTTAACGAGGTATGTGACGGATGTTCCATAGAAAGCTTTTCCTGGGGATGAGGCAGTATCAATGATACTTCCGATATTGTAAAACCAGTCCACAACAAATGAAAATGGGATAGCATCCCAAATAATTTTGCCTGGATCGGCTAAACCAATTTCGTCAAGAACCGCAAGAAGCGGATCAGTGATAATGACAGACCCCACGACACTTGCACGGACATCGTAAGTTGACGTTCTAACTTGTAAAGATGAATAGCTCTTAAAATTCTCAGTAGTTGTAGTTGATACACTACCGCGAGTTCTAATAGGAGAGGATTTAACTGGTGTAAACCCATTAATAAGGGTATACACGTCGTTAATAAGAGGCTTCCACATAAAATTATATGCAAGCCACTTCTCAGCTAAAGACATCTCTACGCGCTTAAATTCGATCTTACCTGTACGCTTATTATAAAACTTAAGGTTTTTAAATAGACGTTTGAAGGTTAAATCTCGACGTAACTTAACAATAGCCTTGAAGGCATTGATAAGTGTACGTTGAGTTTTAGCTCGCTCTAGGATATATTCCATAAGAGCAAGCTGTCGATTTGAAGCGTTAGTATGAAAGTGATCAAGTGCCGAATTTAAAGCTTCTTGCTTTAAATCAGTCAACAAGCTCCCGTTCATAACACCACGGCCGAAGCCACCAGCAGAGATGAGCGAAGTGCTCAACGGCTGATTTGGATATTGTTGCATAGTAAAGATCATCAAAGGAATACCCTTATGGGAAGTCCATTGACGATTAATACTATTTTCACGATATTTGCGCACACCATTGACTAAGGGCGAATTAGTACTATAAGTTGTTACTCGAGTATCTTCATCAATTACTTGATAAAGATGTGAATAAAAAGTCTTATAGACGGTCTTATTATTAGACCAATCGCCTTTTGCCATTATGTGATGCTCCAGATGGTGATAGTCAAAG